GAGATTACTCATTTACTCTTCTCCTTCAAACTTTAAAATGTTTTCTGGTGGATAGTATCTTCCTACTTTTTTTGCCCAATCTTCGCCGTCATAAGTTCTATCTTGACTATGTTTAATTGTGGGAATGTTTTTATCTTGTTTCTTTAAATCAATTGCCATATTCCACATGGCAGTAGCAACACCTTTGCGTTGATGCTCTGGATTGACGTCTACACTATCTACGCCTCGTCCATGAGCCCATCTCATTGCACCTATTGGTTTATCTTCTTTTTTTGCAACAATGTTGTGTCCACCCTGTTCATCGGCGCCTTTATATTCCAAGGTATACTCTTTAAACTGTTGTTTAGACAGATTGGTATTCATTAGAACAACTTATACTTGATTGAATCTGGCTTTTCTTTCTTTAACTTCTCAGACATATGTAGAGTCTCATTAGATGCCGCTTTACCTACATTTAGAATTGATCCTTCTGGAGTTGTCTTGTGCATGTAATCAAACATCTGGCGGCCAATTCCTCCGCCTTTATACTGATCATGTACACGCATGTAGCCGATATTAGTATCTGCAATTGGCTTTGATTTCTCACGTACCTCATTGCCTTGCTGATCTTTAGTTACAAATGTAATACCAGAATCACGAACAGGCTCACGATAAAAATCTGAATAACCAACTAATCCTGGTTCCCCCTTTGGATTCTCTCTAACTCCGCCACCCTTTGGATCAACTGTTCTTGGCGTTGAATCTTTTGGATCATATACAGAAAGACGACGTGCATCGCCGTAAGAACGGATGGGATGCTTGTATGCCGTTTCTTCAGGCATATCGTGCTCAACGTAGTGTCTTCCTGCTGAGTCTTGGAATTCTGCATATCTGGCCATGAATGTATTGTGACATTATGGCTACTGTCTTGAGTGGCTATTGAGAAAATTTTAAAAAGAACGACTATTCAAACGTTTTTTTCTTCCAAATTTCAGTTTTATACCATCCTGTAAAGGTTGATGCATTAGATTTTTTATTGTATAGAGTGCCTTCTTGCTCTATTGCACTGTCTTCTTGTAACTTCCATAACTCTCTTTTAAAAGGAATAATTTGAGCAATAGGAGTTCCTTTTGGAATAACACCCGTAAAGTCTTCTTTTATATAAAATGGCAAATTAGAACCGCTGTTTAAAACAAACTCTCCATCTACGATACCTGTTGTAGTTATAAAAGGCAGATCGTGACGATTAAACGGATGAGTAATTATTGCACTGTAGTTTTTAGGGATTTTAACAAACGCAGGAAACACCCAAGTAAATTCAAAAGGAGCACACCCAGATGGAACTGGAAGAGTTTTATTCAAATTCTCATGCCTATAGGTTGCTAGAGGGTAGTGAGTTGCCCAACTTAAGGCTTGGTCAACAGAGAGATTTACAAATAAATCTCCAGGCAAAGTTAAAGCGTACCCAACTAACATGCTGTCTAAAAATGGTACGCACTTTTTTACTGTTTTACCTGTTGGAAAACGATTAAAGTCATTATCTTTCCATTGAGGAATGTTTTTATACCATTGAGGTAAATGGACATTAAGAGTAGAAACTGTATTTAAAGACTCTTCGTGTGGAGACATATACTTTAAAATATTTTTCTTTAATAATTTTCTCATAGTATTTTTTGACTACCCTAAACTAGAGTCAGGGTCTACTCTAGGTGCTCTACCCCACTTACCTACGGGACACTCTGCATTTGGTAGTTTAGTCTTTAATGGCATAATACAACCACACTTTAAACAATTTTGAGTTGGTTTAAAGAAAAACTCACAAGATGTGCACACATTTAATCTAGCGTTTGAAACGCTTTCTGCTACACGTCCTATATCTTTGTTAAAAAGATCCCAAACACGAGCATTTCGTTCATTTGATTCAGTCATTTTTTTCCTTAATATTTTTGTATTTATTAACGAATACGTGTGTTTTAATCAAGGATATTTCCTTCAATTTCTTTAAGAATTAAACTCCTCATACTTGTTTCTTTAAATTTTTTATATCTCTTTATCAAAGGCATATTTTTCCAGATGTAAGCACCACTATTAGCAGACATCGTAGCATAAGACAATAATGTTGTAGTTGGTTTTACTCTCTTTAAGATAATCGGTCTATTTGTTAAAAATTCAATATAAAAAAAGGGTTCATTTTCTTCAAAATTAAGAGTTCCTTTTAAGTCCCACACAGTAAGTTCTGCAGGCAGTGGTCGTAACCATTGACCAATATCAAAAGTTCCTATAGGCATTGATGCTGTTTTTGTGTATTTAGCCTTTCCATAATATGGAGGAGTAAAAGTAGCCAATAAAGACTCAGTAGAAAAAAACAAATAATTTAAAGGAAGATGAATATACCCAGTATTTTGAAGAGAAGACGCTTTTTTTGTAAAAGCATTTAAAAACGGTTTAGTGCTATCTACAGGGAAAACATCTCCTTCTGCAGAAACGGCTGTTTCAGTAAAGTTATACTCATATGAACAAGTAATAGGAAAAGTAAATACATATGTATTTTTGGCTTTTGACTTAAACGCAGGACATAAATACATAGACTCAGGACTTATGGGTTGTTTTGCTTTTTCTGCCAAAATTAAACTTAATGAGTTAGGATTGCTAAATAAGAGATTCCACTCACCGTATTGAGTTTCAACACCTGTAATGGGCGCCCAATAGACTGTTATTGGAGAGGTAGTCATACCTTCACCCTACCATAAGTCATTCGCCAACTCTTCGAGTTGCCAAAGGCTAGATCTCATTCTTATGGGTGTAGTGGCCTCTCTCGTGGGTCCTCTGTCTATGACAGTTAGAACATACGACATCGCACTTGCGGATCTCTTTGATCATCTTGTCCCAACTGCCTGTCTTGTGTAAGGCTGCTGGTGTGAACTTCTTATCACTTGGATCTCGATGATCTAGGTCTAAGACATAGTAAGGATATTTAACGCCGCAATCCATACATCCTCTATGTTCTTTATACTTACGGATATAATCACGTATCTGATCCTTCTTGGTCTTATTACGTAATAACTGGGCGCCCCTATTTTTAAGGTAGTACTTCTTACCTGCCTTTTTACTCGTCGCCTTAGCCTTATCGGACTTCCTGTCCTTATATGGCATATCTAGTTATTGCTGAGAAGAATATAAAAATGCCGCAACAATCCAGAGTAAGGCAATTATCACCGACAAGATCTTCATTACTAGATATACGGGATTACCAGCCTTGCGGGATACCCACAACACATATATCGCTACGACGCTCACACAGGTCAATGCTAAGAAGTCAGTTATTAAGATCATTTGATTCTCCTATTTACATGTTGGACAGTAGTTATGCACCCGCAGATGTTGACTAGTTATAAAGAACTTCATAGAACACCTGGGACAGGTGACCATGATCATCTCTCTCTTTTGAGAGGCTCTCTTTATTTCTAATCCAAATAGGCGCATGAGGTACACCCTATACCCTCTTGGCTACTGCTTTGGCTAGTACTGAGAAAAAATTATTGAATAGGGGAGGTATGCTTACTCTATGAATGGGCAATTTACAATTTCAGCCAATAAGAGGGGTGGTGGGGTGTGGCATTGGACAATTCGCACAGATTGTTGGCACGAGTATCCTGACAGGCCAGAAATCCAGCAGCCTCACATAACTCGTAGAGGAAAGGCAAGGACATCGGATGAGGCTCTAAGTAAGGCTCTCTTATTTCTACATGATTATAGAAGTGTAAAGAAGATTAAGAACAACGTGGACCACGTAGCGTGGGTCATTGACGAGGGACATTAAATTATTAAACGCCCTCTTGGGCATCCTTAACTATCTGGGTTATTTGATCAATGGTAGGGGCCGATAAATTTAGACCTTTGATACCCTTAAGTATCTCCTTGGCCATCTGCAGGCGTGTACTAGCCTTTATCTCATCAAATAGGTGTGACTGCTGTTCCATAGCCTTATTGTATATAGTGGAGCGGATGACGAGACTCGAACTCGCAACATCCACCTTGGCAAGGTGGTGCGCTACCAATTGCGCTACATCCGCATTTATTGTACTAGATTGTCTTGAATTTCTTTTAAAACATAGTTTTTTGATTTAAATAGATTGTAAAAGGCATCTAAGGACATGAAAGGCCTCGTCTTAAACTTACCAGCGGCTGCTGAGTGATGTAAGGCTTTATTTAACTTCTCGGTTACAACAAATTGTTTAAAGATAATGGGTCTTTCTGTATGAAATCGCAAGTAATACAGGACATCTTGATAATCTACTGTAAAAGTATCAAACTCATCTTTTAAAATAAAAGGAAATTCTAAAGGTCTAAACCATTTACCTATATCATAGGTGCCTGGTATAGGCATGCATCGTTTAGATAGTTCAGTTTGTTCAAAGGTAGGGTGTTCGTATGCTGTAATTTTAAGACTAGGTTCATCGGTAAAAAACACATATTGATTGACAAAACTAAAAACCTTTTTTTCTATTGATCTTAAAACTACATGTTTATCAAAAAACACCTGGTCATGAAGATCAGACGTACATTGCCCATCCTTTACTGTAAAAGAATAGTCATAAATTGATTTTATTGCGTAAAGATTATCTAGTGCCGCATTAATTGCGGGACAGTAATTTACAGCAATAGTAGTTCTAAAATCTTTATCCATAATTTTTTGATCATAAAACCTTTTACTGACCGTTTCAGGCTTAGATGCTCTTATCCACTCATCTTCACCACAGGCCCAATAAACGGTTAAAGGCTTCATAATATTTGCACTTTATACACTTTTATATTACTCCTCAAATGAGGCGGGAGGTAAATCGCCCCAACTCTTGGGGGTAACACTATCTCTTGAGCCACACATCACGCAAGTTACTTGACCATCCATATCCAAGTCAAACTCACACTTACTAATGCACTCTTTATTGCAGGAGGTACTCATGGCAGTATCTTCTTTCTTAATTTAGAAAAAAACATAATAATTACCTCTTTTAAAGTAGGTCTAGAGCGGTACATCTTAGAGGTATACCGTTTTTCGTAAGGTATGTAAGAAAAGTATCTCCTAGGCATAGTAAAAGCCTACACCTTGGCTACTGCTTTGGTGAATACTAAGAAAAAAATAAATGAGCCGTTTACTTGGACACTGCTCAGGTCCCTTACCTAGTTACTAAACCTAGGCAGGAAAACTATATCAGTTAATTTTCTTACATTCTGAGCAGTTCATGTATGACTCAACTGGAATTTCGTGCTTGTTACCTTCTTTATCATAACTTATGTGAACTTCTTTACCTTTACCGTAATAACCGTGACTAATACTGTTAGTTTCATGCATCCATTTTCCGTGTGCAAGACTTTCTTGTTTTTCACGGATTGGTCCAAAAATACGGCTATAACGATCTACTACCTCTGGCTTCATCTTACGCTTTACGTCAAACCCTGAATCAGAAGACACAACACCATAACCATGATGTTCCATATGGCTTTGTGGGTAAACTTCGTAAACGTGGTTTCCGTAGGATGCCGCATCGTCTAAATGTGTAGAAGCAAAGGCAGCATGTGGACCATCGCCATCCCACTCATCGCCACGCTGTTTAGTAGGGTTAATTGTTTCGCCTTTGATCTTTTTAGCGTTGGTTCCGTGGAAAAGGCGGAATTGCTTCTCATTAAGGTTGCTCATAGACCAAGTTTATGGCTACTGCCCCCATCCTACAGCGTCAACCATGTCTCCGACCTGGGGGGTCCCCTGTGCGCTCACGCTTAATGGTGGGGGGGTCTTAGCAATTTATTAGTGTTAACAATCTCCCCTGACTATTAATCAGGTGCGATCTTGTTAACATGCGCTCAATAACTATGTGTTCCACATGGCTTGATGACTATTTGATGACGGCACAACTAACTAGCGTTCGGCTACTGACTACGGCAACAGTTTGTTAATACGGATACCACCAGCCTATTAGCCAACTCTCCGAGTTGTTATCAGATCATTACATCACTATTACCTAGTGCCTTCTCTCCTTGTAATAACTCACATGATCAAACGCATACACACAACTACATAGCCACATGTTCCATGTAGCAATACATATCTCTTGGCTCTCTTGGCATCACATAACTATTAACTATTCATTAGACATGGAACATGTATCTATCTATCTCTCTCTTATATCTCTATTAGTTATTACTGGAAAAAAATACTTCGGGCGCAATTTCCCACATAACTAATTAACTAAACATCTCTCACAAGGCGCACACACTTAACTAACTAACTTCATGCACGCCCATTAAAGTTAGTTCGCAACTAACTCCCCACCGCCACCGCTTCCGCCACCATGAGTAAGTTCGCAATTTCGAACGGGTGTTCGAGATAGTTAGTTCCAGTTCCGAGATCGCCAGTTAGCCCCCACGCTCAGGCTCTCACGCTCAGATAGCCCTAATCGGGCTTCTAGGGGGCTTTATAGCCTTCTACCCCCCATTTAGACCCGATCACCCCACCCAAACCCCGATCAGCCAGCCATGAGCCAGCGTGTTCCACGCTCAATCGGGCAATTCGGACATATCACCCACGCTGGAACTCGCTCTTATCAGGTGATCAAGGTCAACTGGATTTTCTGATACGATCTGCTCAGGCACACGACGATAAAAGTTTGATCTTTTTAGAAACCTCTAGGGGCAAAAGATCAATAATTTTCAAGTGAAAAAAGCCTAGATAGAAATTAAAATCTAGTGAACTTAATAAGTCATTAAATCCTTCGGGAACTTATTAAGGTGATAGCAAATTAATTAACTATTAATTACATAGAGAATTAGGCAAACATAATCAATATGTTTTCTATTAATTAATCATGGATAGTTTTGTTAATAACAAATGCCGACAGTATCCAATCTGATCTAAGCACTAAGAAGTTAATTAATAATAAATAAAATAAACATATTGCTATATGTGTTTTCTGCTATTACTGGCAATAAATAATCTGCGAATTATCTTTACCAGTAATAGTGGTGAATACATAGTGTATTCAATACAACTTAATATAGAACTTAATTCCTTCCCCCTAACAAAAGGAATAAGTAATGAAAACAAATACATATATAGATACAAACGGAAATATCGTTGCTACTGGAACAATCTCAATTAACCAAATTGATCTCGTTCTATCTAATGGAACTCGGTTCTTTTCTACTCGTTCCGATAACTACACTCTTGATGTTTTGAAAAACTTAAACATCAACAAAATAGTCAAAGGACTAAAATAAATGAAAAACAAAAAAATGGTTATTGATGATCTAACTTATGATGAAGTTGGATTGTTATGCACCGCATTAAAAACCACAATAATAAAGATGAAGGAATTAGAAGTTCCTGAGTTCTTTATTGAAACCGCAATCTCTTTGTTTAATCAAGTTGAAGTTATCCTTGATACCAAAGTGGCTGAACAAAAAACTTTTATCGAGTTGATAAACGATCAACTTGATGATGTTGCAATCGCATCAGAGATCATTGAAAAAAACCCTGATGTGGTAATACCTGAATACAAATAAATAAGTTTGTGTTAGTGATTGATTTTGGCTTTCACTAACACAATTCAATTCCCCAGTAATACAAACTAACAACTAACAGAAACGGAAAACAAAATGACTACAACAAATAACAAATCCTTCTTTGTTCCTTCGCTGGAACAAACTGGGCATTACATTGAACGATCTTTCGGTGGCGGTATTACCGAAACTCAAATGTATGACTATTCACTTGAAAACAAAATGAATGTGTTAATTGAAGGTGATGCTGGAACTGGTAAAACAACTTCCGCTATGGCTTACGCATCAAAACGCAAAATGAACTTCTTTGCAGTTCCTTCTAATAACGCACTCGACTTCACACAATTAACTGGTGGCTTATTCCCTGATAGCAAGGGCGAGTTAAAGTGGATTGACGGCGCAATAACAAAGATCGTTCGTGAAGGTGGCGTGTTATTAATTAATGAATTAAATAACGCACCAAAAAATCTTTCACAATATCTAATGAGTTTGTTAGATGATCGCCGATCAATTACATTGATGAGCCACGACAACGAAGTTATCCATGCTCACCCTGATCTATTAGTGGTTGCTGATATGAACCCTAACTATCGTGGAACTCAATTACTTAATGAGGCTTGGAAAGATCGCTTCGCAATTAAGTTAACTTACAACTACGACACAAAGATTGAAAAACAAATCCTTAGTTCAAGTTCATTACTGGAACTTGCTAATGGTATGCGTTCAACGCTTCGTGTTAATGATGCTTCTAATCCTTCAACCATATTTGAAACCCCAGTATCAACTCGTATCTTAAAAACATTCGAGAAACTTGCTAAGGGTCTTTCTTATGAGTTTGCTAGTGAAGTGTTTGTTAATAACTTTGCTGATGATGAGAAGCCAGCAGTTCGTATGTTGCTAGAAGGTAGCGAATACAACATCAAATCCGATCTTGGATTACTTGAACCAGTTAACGCTTAGTTAGGAATAAATAAATGGAATATCCATTCTTAGATTTAGATGAGGCTCTAACTCAATCTAATCTAAAAAATAAGGAGAAGCAGGAAGCAGAAATTAAACGCCAAAGGATTGAACGATTTACTCAATTCTTTGGCAGAGTTAATTCTGCATTAACACTTCGTAAGGTTGAGGTTAAAGTTGAACATGCAGAGATCAACGCACCTGCTTGGTCAGGTGCTTCTCATGTTTGTTTTAATTCACGATTACTTGGCAATCTAAATACTCCAAAAGAGATTGCTGGTTTGCGTGGTCTTGATCTACATGAAGTTAGCCACATTCTTTACACACCAAGAGAAGGTTCTGAAATCTTTGAATGGTGTAGAGATATGGATTATTTATTTGCTTACAATGCGTTAGATGATCAGCGAATTGAAACTCTATTTACAACTCGCTATCCCTCAACGATTGATTGGTTCACTTCAACAATACTTATTCACTTTGTTGACGACCCACAAGCATTTGAAACTTCTTACGGCTTATTGCGTGGTCGGCAATATCTACCAACTGAATTGTTGGCACGATCACGCAACGCATATAAGTTCCAAGATCAATTAGATGAAATCTGCGAAATTGTTGACCAGTATCGTGTATTAGTTTTTCCTGACGATACTGAATTAGCAAAAGATTTAATCAAACGATTTGATGCGTTAATGCCAAAACAAGAAGTTCCCCAAGACGGATTAGCGGATTGGGAAAAAGATTTACTTGGTGAAGGTGGCAAGAAAGTTATGATCTCAATTAAATCTCCATTCGGTCATGGTGATAGACCAAGTGAAGGCATAGAGAGTTCATCAATATCTCGCCCAGTTCCACCAATTCAACAAAAGCGTGATCGTGATAGGGCTAAAACAAAACCTATTAAAGATGATGCTAAATTGGCAGAACAATTAAAATCAGAACCAGTAATTGAAATTGATTTAACAGATCAAAATAAAAATACTGGTAATGGTAAAACTGCTGGTAATCAAACTCCTGATGATCAATCTGCTTTATCAGATATGTTAAATAACATATTAGATAATCAACAGATTGCTAACGAGATCAACGACATCATTAGACAAATTGGTGGCTTACCTTCTCTTGCTACTAATAATTCTAAAGAGCCACAAAAATCTCGGTATCATAATCAAACTCCTGATGCTAAAACTTTCCAAGCATCTCTATCTTTTAGTAGAGAGTTAGAAAGATTAAAAGCAACCTTTGACCCTGCTTGGAATAAATATCAATCACAGGGTCGCTTACAGGCGCATAGATATATGCGTGGTGATGATTTAGATACGATCTTTGATCAATGGTCAGAAGGTCAAGATGATGCCACAGAGATCGAGTGCGTAATCCTTTTAGACAATTCAGGTTCAATGAGTGGCAGTAAAGAAACTTCTGCTTATCGGGCTATGTATGCGATTAAAAGAGCATTAGATCGCATTAACGCAAACACCACAGTAATTACATTCAATACGGCTACAAATGTTTTGTATCGTGCTGATGAAAAAGCAACTGGTGTAATTCGTAATGCTGGCTCTCAGGGTGGAACTAATCCAACCGAAGCAATCACTTACGCAACTAAAATACTTGCTGAAACTGAAAAGCCAGTTCGTATTTTCTTTGCTATTACTGACGGAGAATGGGAACACTATTCCGTTAGAGAAAATGATGAAGCAATTAAAAAACTAGGTAATGCTGGTGTATTAACTGCTTTTGCATATATCGCTGATCAAAATGAATTAGTAAAACTTGATCAGGAAAAATCACACTATTGCGAAATTGGTGCGATTGTAAATAATCCCCTTAACTTAATTAGCATGGCTAAATCAATCGTTAAGTATGCGATTAGTCGGCGATTAGTTAACGCTTAATAAATAAATGTGGTGGAACATGGTCGGGGGGCTATGTTCCACCCTTCTAACTAAGGAGAATAAATAAATGAAATCCGCAGAACTAAAAGTAGGAACTAACTATGGCGTAATTCCAGCATGGGATTATTCCTCATCAGATAAGAAAAATCCTGATCGTGTTCAACGCAACCATGTTGCTAAAGCAACTCTTGTATCTAGTTCTAAATATGAATACAAAGTTTATAGATCAGATAAACAAGATGATCAGGCTTTTGCGCCAGCAAATAAAGGTTCTCGTAATGTTGGTTATTTAGTTTGTTCTGATGATTACAAAACTAACGGACAAGCACAGACAACTATTTTTTGGTTGGCTAGACCACAAGATATTGTTGCTGAGTATGCAACTCTTGAACCAAAGTGGGCGCAAAGAGAGCAACAAGAATTACTGGAACGCCAAAAGCAAGAAGCGGAACAAAAAGAGCGTGATCGCAAACAAAAAGAAGCAAGGGAATACCACGAAAGAGTTTCTGCTTCTTTAATTGCATCTCTTAAAACAATTCTTGGTGATCGTGCTAACAACATCACAGTTGATCAACGCAATCGCCGAGTTGGAGATAACTACATTGAAGTTTCAGAGATGAGTATTGATCTCAAAACTATGAGCATATTAATCGAGAAAGTTCTTGAAGCAAAAGACTTGGTGGGTTAATGACTACACAAACTAAAACTAAAGATAGTTTTTATCTTGAACGATTAAAAACTAAGTTTGATACCAAAGATGCCTATTGGAGTGTTGGGGAAACCAGCACTTCAATTTGGCAACCACACACTCGCAATAAGTTTGATCTATTAACCCAACACAAATTAATTGATATAACTTTTGATGAACAAATCTACAAAGGTTTTCAATTAATAATTCTTGGTTTTAATTATGAGTTCAGGACAGTTTTGGACTTAAATGGAAATACAAGTTCAAGTTATTTGGCTGATAGTGATATTAGTGGATACATGAATGATGTTAAATCGTTTGTTTATTACGAAAGTATTGCTTATGAAATCGGTGGTAGTGGCGATACAAAACAAAACTTAAATTGGTTAGGTGAGTGCGCTACCCTCTACATGTATGGCGGTGATACTGACCCAAATAAAGTTATTAAAAAATGCCAAAAGAGATTAGATTTACTTTCACAGATCGTAAATGTGAGAGATGAATTAATTTCTATTGCTGATGAACGAATTGGTTATTACGACACAAAAAATCCATACAACATTAATGTTGGAGATCAAGTCTTTATTCAAGCGCATGGGCGTATGCGTAAAGGCAAAATTGTGTCCACAACTGGTAGCCGATTTATTGTTGCTTATTTAACTCCGTCAAACCATAGTGATCTTAAATATAAGACACTTAGATTGGATTGTTTGTGGCTACCAATAAGTCCGTAATTAAATCAAGACAAACTAAAGTGTGTATAGGTTGCTTTACTGCTCTACCACTTAATCGGTTTAATAAACATACGCAAGGTAAATACAAAGTTAGGGCAAGGTGTAAATCTTGCTTTGCCCTAATGCGTAAAGGTTCATCAAACCGCAAAGCAGAAAAGTTAAACTTACTTGCTAAGGGTAAAAGGCGTTGTAGTTATTGTCGCAAGATCAAATCACTATCTCGCTTTCAACCTAAATCACACGCAAGCGGTAATAAGGGCTATGAAGGGGCTTGTAAGCCTTGTGTGTCTATCAGACAAGCGGAGAAACACAAAACTAACCACAAAGAGGTAAGAGAGTTTGTATTTAATTATTTATTACAAAATCCTTGTATTGATTGTGGTGAAAGTAATGTGTTGGCTTTAGAGTTTGATCACTTACATAGTAAAAAGTTTAATATCGGAACTGCGCTTGGTAGCAACAAACTTTCTAAATTAATTAAATCAGAAATTAAAAAGTGTGTTGTTAGGTGTTCTAGTTGCCACCGAATTAAAACTCATCAGGAACAAAATAGTTGGAGATACCAACTATATTTGGAAAGGAGTAAATAAATGAGATCAAAAACTTATTACCGAGTTCGAACTGCGGTTCGTATTCTTTTTTGGAGTGCGTTAGCGGTTGGAACTTATTATTTAGCAACACACATCAGTTGGGTTGGTGATCACTATTGCTTTGGCACTATTGATCAATGTTATTTTGGGGGTAAATAAATGGGATATGTAGAAATTGTTAGACGAGTTCAAGATCACGAATTAGATTTATGTGATCAATGCGGTCAGCAAGGCGTTCGCAATAATGGCAAAACAATTACTGATAACTATTCTCAGGATATTCTTTGGTTTTGCTATAACTGCGTAGAAACACAAAAGAGATCACTTTCTCGCTAACTTAAAATTGTTGGGTAGGCGTTAACACAAGACCTTAATGGGGTTTTGTTTTCATTCCCCACTCCTTTCACTTGTGAAGGGCGGTCAAGACTTTTATTTCCTTAATTTGCTTTGGATAATAAAACGAGCCGTATCTGCGCCTACTCAACTCCTAATAGAATTGGAGTAAGTAATGTTTAATGAAAATGAAAAGAAAAAAATAGTTCACCAAAGAATTGAGTATCAAAAATCTTTATCCGAAGTTGCTCGTATGTTTGGAACTTCAAGAATACAGATTAGAAAGATAGAAACGGAATATCTAAATCAATTAAAGGAGAATAAAAATGGCTGATGATTTACTTGATGAAAGTTTATTTGATGAAGTATTTAGCACCGAGCCTGAGTGTAATTGTGAGTGCGGTTGTAAAGTTCCAGTATTAGGTCAATGCGTTGATTGCGGTGGTGATACTGGGCATCAAAATAACAATGGATTACCTCAATACGATTACTTAAATGAACTAATTATGAAGGAGAAACAATGAACCAAGAACAAATGGATTTAATTAAATCTATTAACTTTGCTAATGAGTTTATTAAAATTGTTCGTGGATTTAAGTTAGATCAAGAACGAACAGATAGTTTGCCACAAGAAATAAAAGAGTATTTAGCAAATGAACACTTAAACAAAATGATTTCAGATCAAAACCTAGAACCTGAGATGTTGGTATGGGGTTTATTACACATGATTGAAATACTTTTGAAGTTTGCTGATTTACAACCCAATGATTTAGTTGAAATCATGGAGAAGTTTGTTCAAACTCTTACTAATGAAAAGGGAGATAAAGATTATGACTAAACCTAAAAGTCAAGTGTCTTTTACTAAAGCAAGAAAAGTAATAAAGCCAGTTGAATTAACTACGCCTACTCCACAAGATATTGATGATGCGCCATGCCAAACAGTTGACCCTGAAATCTTTTTTCCTGATCCAACTGATGTAATTGGTATTAAAAAAGCCAAAACTTTTTGTGGTAATTGCGATCAAGCAATTAAAACTAAATGTTTATCTTTTGCATTATCTAACAAAGTTAGATATGGCGTATGGGGTGGATTAACTGAGATTGAACGCCAAAGTTTGCTTCGCAAACAATATAGGAGTGGTATCAATGGTTAATACTTTTATTCCTTATCCTGACTTTGTTAAGTCTGCTAAGGCTCTTGATTACAGGCGATTAGGTAAGCAACGAGTTGAAGCGTGGCAAATACTTAGGGCGTTAATCGGTATTAGTCAGGGCTGGCGTAATCACCCCGCTACAAAAATGTGGCGTGGGCATGAGAGGGCTTTGTGTGAATACGGAATTGCGATCTGCCAAGAGTGGATAGATCGTGGCTACAAAGATACTTTGTTGCCCAGTTTTGTAGCAATACACCCAACTTTCCCTGATACTGGATTACCTTTTTGGTTTGGTAATTTAGAACTTCATAACTCGCATCAAAGTAATCTAAATCGTAAAGATAATACTTATTATCAATTTAATGTGCCAGTAGATTTACCTTATCTATGGGCTGATACGGAAACTAAAACTACAAAGTGGGGAACTAAACCTAATGAAACTAAACAGAAAGTTAAAAGATAAACATGAGCGAATGGCTAACAAATACAGATATAGCAAAGATAACTGGATTAAAGATCGAAACTCTACACAGTTATCTAAATCGCAACACCCTTCCCAAGCCCGACAAATACATGGGGAGAACACCAGTTTGGTTAACGACAACCATAAAACAATGGGCATCAGAGAGAGAATTGGAGATTGAAAATGAATAAAGATCAAGCAATTAAAGAGTTAACCCAACTTCAACATGTTTGGCGTAAAAGGCAGAACCATGCTGAACAAGACGGCACTTCTGACTTTATGATGTTAGACGGCGCAATATCAGGATTAGATGTTGCGATTGATATTGTAAAGGAGATCAACTAATGGGTTTAGATATGTATTTGTATGCTGAAAAATATATGGGTAGCAACACAGATAAAACTGGTTCTTATGCCGAGATTAGAAATCTTGCTGGATTAAAAGATTTACCAACTCCTGATTTTTCAAGCATAATCGTTAAATCAATGGTTGGTTATTGGCGCAAGGCAAACGCTATTCATGGCTGGATTGTTGATAAGTGTGGCAAGGGCGTTGATGAGTGCCAAGTAATTTATTTAAGTGATGAGGATTTATTAAACCTTAGAAGCGAGTGTATTAAGGCTTTGGCTAATCCTAGTCGTGAATATCAGATAGAAAACCAAAAAGTTTTTTATCAATTATGCGATTACTTAAACAGTTTAGAAACTGAATTAACTCCTGATACTTTTCAAAATCCACTTCCACCAGTTGAAGGATTTTTCTTTGGTGGTGATGATCTAACCGATTATTACTATTACCAACTGGAATACACGATTGATTTAATTACTTCCCTATTAGAGAGCGATCACGATTTGGGATTTAGTTATCAAGCCAGTTGGTAAATCGAACTAACTTTTATTTAATTCCAGAAAGTTAGTTCACGCTCAATAACTAACTTGTCTGGTGTTCCACCAAGTTAGTTCCAAGCCTGACCGCCTAATTCCCTATGTAGCCAATAGTTCAGCCCTTAGTCCGATTTGGATTAGGGGCTTATCTTTTGATTAAGAACCTACTCACCAGTAGTATTACTCACCAGTAGAAGGGTCATTACTCGCCAGTAGAGGGGGCAACTTATGGCGTATGTGATTAAGCGCAACGGCAGATTTACAGGCTATTACAGGCTTCAAAATCGCCGTTTATCGGCTGGCACATGGGCTAATGAAACCGAAGCCATGTATCACGCCATACAAGCCGAGAAGCAGGGCTTAAAAGCCCCCTCAAAGGCTAATTTAAGGGTGGTTGATTTTGTAGATCAATGGCTGGCGGTGGCTGATCTAATGCCGATCACAAAGAAGGGCTATAAGTCGGTCTTAACTAGATTTGTAATTCCAGTTATAGGAGATCGAGAACTAACTTCCCTGAAGCCTTCAGACCTAGTTAAGTTAATTGATGATCTCAAACTATCGGGAGTTAGACCTGCCACCTTAAATCAGGTGAAGGCTTCTCTTGGCTCAATGTTTTCAAAGTTGGTTAATGCTGGTCAGTTGGAGAGCAATCCGACACATGGAATTAAGATCAAGGTCAATCATGCCAATATATCTAATCTCCTAGACCCTGATGAGTTTAAGGAGATCATTAAGCATTTACCGACACAAGGAACTAAATTATTTGCCCAATTTTTAGTAGCAAGTGGTTGCCGATTTGGTGAAGCAACGGAAGTAAGAGCAAAAGACATTAATTTCAAAACTGGCGAAATCTTTATTCAAAGGCGAGTTAGTGATCTAGGAACAAATTACAACAATGGAACTAGGTTCATGGTGATAGATGCCACCAAGTCAGGGCATAAGAGAAGCCTAGTGATAGGAAAAGCCCTATTACAGCAGTTAAATGCGTATGTCCTAGCAAAAGGCATAGCAAAAGATGATCTGATGTTTCCAAGAACAATACTCTTAACGGAAGGTAAACTTAAAGGTTCACGAAGCGCAAAGCCCTCTCGACCATTCGAGAAAGGCGGAAAACAGTTCCAGCATGGAACTCTCTACTCCTATACACATGGGAGTTGTAGATGCGAAGGGTGTAGGCAAGCAGTAGCAAACTACCGCAAAGCCAAAGCCCAAGCAGAAGCACTAGCAGAAGCAGAGCAGGTAAGAAGCCGAAGCCGTAAGGCAAAGCAGAAGCATCAGCAGAAGCACAAGCAAGGGAGTTTCATCAACAATATGAGCCACATGCCTCGTGATGTATGGAGAACAACTTGGAACAAAGCAATAGCCAAGTCCGCAATCGGCTGGTCGCCTAGAACTCATGATTTACGACATGCAAACGCTACGCAGTTGTTAAAGAACGGCATAGATGTCCATGAAGTAAAAGAGCGATTAGGACACCAATCGATCAAGACGACAGAGCGGTATTTACACCGCCTTCGTTCACACCAGTCAAAGGCATCTGAAAGTGCCAACGACTATTTGGAGTGATGATGAAAACAAACGCAAGAATAAGAGCCGAGCAGATGCCAAAGGCAATAGCCAAAGCATCAGCAAAAGCCCAAGCAAGACTAAAGGCTTTAATACTTGGTGGGTCAATTTCGACCTTAGCCGTAGCATTTGGAGTAGCAACTACATCAGATGCCATAGCACCAACAAGAGCCGAAGCACTAATAGTTAGCGAAACAACAAACGAAGCAACCTTGAAGAAGTATGAAAATACTCATAAGTTAACCGATCTTGAATTGGTTGAGTTGCTTCATGCCGTAGGCTTTACAGGCACAGACCTGAAAGAAGCATGGGCAGTTGCTAAGAAAGAAAGTAATGGGCGACCCCTCGCTCACAATCCTAATACAAACACAGGTGATAACTCGTGGGGCATGTTTCAAATAAACATGATCGGAGAGTTAGGCAAAGATCGTAGAGAAAAATTTGGTTTAGAAAATAATGCCGAATTGCTCAACCCTGTGGTCAATGCAAAGATCGCTTACTACATGAGTAGAGGCGGTGAAGATTGGAGTTCTTGGCATGGACTTACTCCAAAGACTAAGCAGTTGATGGAACAGTTCCCAGCGAAAAACGCAAAGCAATAGCAGAAGCCATAGCAGAAGCATAAGCAAGCAAAGCAATAGGAGAAGCCCCATCAGAGATGGTGGGGCTATCTTAGAACCAACTTACCTGGCAGCCAGGAGACGTTATAAAAGGAGAAACAAATGGATCACAAATTATTTTGGGAAAATGTTTGGTCTTTTCAACATTTTTATAAAAATAAAAATAATTCAAAAGAATTGCCTTGGGACATATATAAACATGATCCAGCATTGGAATTAGTATTACAAAATATACCTATACAAGATAAAGCAAATGCCCTTGATATAGGTTGTGGGTTAGGGTATGACAGTGCTTTTTTAGCAAAAAAAGGATATTCCGTAGTTGGATTAGATATTTCTGAAAAAGCAATTAATCTTGCAGAACAAACAAATTTAACAAAAAACACAAAATATGTAGTTTCAGATATTTTTAATTTTACTAATTTAGAAAAATTTGATGTTATTTACGATAGAGGGTGTCTTCATAATAATACAGAACTATTAACAGATTATTTTAAGAAAATAAAAACTCTTATTAAAGATACTGGAGATTTAATAATTATTACAGGCAACGCAAATCACTATAAAAATAATAAACAATTTACAAAACCTGAACCTATGAAAATCTCTCAAATTGAAAACTATTCGGAAGAATTTTTTAATATAATTCTTGTTAAAGAAATTGAATTTTTATTGAATAATAATTATGAAAACACATCTGGATGGTTATTTTGGTTAAAACCAAAAGAAAATTTATTTTCATCTGTTTTTGAAAAAACTTTGCTATGAATAATAAACAATTTATAGATCGCTATGACGACTTAAATCAAGGTTATATAAAGCACAAGCAAACTCAATACAAACATTACAAAGAACCTAATTTGCCTTATAGTGAAGAATTATTTTGGAATAAGTTAGTTCATTTAGGTTGGAGAAAAGATTACACAACAACAGAGTGTTTAGTATTAGTTTGCTCTGTGTGTGAAGTAGCCATAACAAAGGTAGTTCTTAAACATAATGTAGATATTAAACCTTTATTAAATGTTGAAGATAAAGTACAACTTCACAAAGCAGCATATTGCAAAGCAACAGCAGAGCAGAGCAAAGCATAAGCAAAAGGCAAAGCAATAGCAGAAAACTATTGATTATCTTTAATTAGCCTAACTTCGCAGGCATCGGTTGTACAGTAAGCCTCACCAATAGCGTCAGCAGCCATACCAGCATAAACTCCTGACAAATCAATTGGAAATAATTTCATAGTTCCTTCTGATTCATACTCTTCGGCAGTAATTTGAGTGTAAGGCATTTGAGGATAGGTAGCATTACCAGAAGGTAAGAAGGAAACAGTTTTAAGTTGACCATCATACATATGCAAAGCCGTACCAATAGCCGAGGCTTCGGTCTCAGGATTAAAACTGATAGTTACACTTACAGAGTTGTCTGACCAATAACGTTGTGCAGTTGCAGCAAGAGCCATCTTTTCGTAAATGCTTACGTCTTTTTCAGAACGTCTAGCATTAGATTTGATTGGGAAAAAGACAACAGAGGTAGTTTCTGGAGATTCACTTGCTGGTTCTACTCTGTAGTTAGCCATCTTAAACAAAGGCAACATTGGATCAGAGTTTGCAAAACGAATAGCACGATTAAAGTACTCGCCTCCTACAGTCCAATGAACGCCAGGTGATTCACCTGCCAAGATGCTAACTGTTCCACTTGGCTTTACGGTAGTCATCTTGATTGACTCACGGATACCAAGCCACTCTGAGTAGGTAGTGTCGTAGGTCTTAATTACCTTATATCCTTCATCCATCCACTGACGGAGTATTGGTAATCCTTTCCTATCTGCAAAGTTAGCCACTCCTGAAACAGAAGTTCCAATGCGCCGATTTCTTTGCATTATGGCGTTTGTTTCTTCCCAGTGTGTAGGTATGAGAGTTACGGTCTTTGCATATAGGTAAGCAAACTTTAAGGTTCTTTTAAAGTCCTCCATATCTTCGTGACGGTTTAAGTAAGTTTCTACTAAGGTACAGCACTCAAAGGACTCAAGAGATTGTTCTGCACATGGGTTGTATCCTGCGATGCGCCAATCTTTATTATTAATTGGATCAATAAGACGGCCATATTGTTTTGAGATATCCATCCAGACAACTCCTGGCTCTCCGTTACGAGCAATGCCATCAATAATGTTATCTAAATTATCTCCAACATTTACCGATACAGAGTTGTTGGACATCCAAGCCCAACCTGGTTTATTTGGGTCGTAAGAGTTTCTTTCTGGAAATTTTTCTGCATTCTTTAAATTTAAAAAGTCCTCATCATCAATTCGACCAATAAGTAACTCAGCAGACCGCCGAACATTACCAGATACAACACAAACCCCAATAAGGTTCCCAATATCAGCAATATCAATGCGGGTAAGTTTCTCACCAGCACGTTCTTTGAAGATTCCATCGATGTAATTATGTAACTTAATGAGCGGTTCTGGACCTGCTGCTGTTCCACCAAATGTCTTGATAGGTTCACCTGCCTTGCGAATTTCTTCATAATCGAACCTAGGACGTTTTGAGTCTGATCGTAGGTAAGAGTTAATAAGCGTGGCCGTTGACTCGACCCAGCCTTCTCTGGTATCTGGAATGACATATATTTCCCCCTCTTGCGGTTTGTAAATCGTAAAGTCTTTGTCGGCACCCTTATCGTCGAACCCAACTCCAACACCAAGCATACTAGCCTCCATTAAAAACGCAAAAGGCTTTGCTGGATCGGTCTTAGTCATTGAGCCAGTTGATACAAACGCACAGTTTTGTAAGGCTGCTGAGTTTCGTTTTTCATTTACAAGCGGAGTACCCATAACCCAAAGACCCCTACCTGGTGGTGTCCACTTTAAGTTCCACAAACGGTCGAAAGCCTCTTTGGCTGAGGCGGCTGCTTTAGCGTCTGACCAAGGTAAGCGGTTTGTTTTAGCGTGGTCTTTTTGTAAAGAATACATACCGTTGATTACTCTCTCACAGACGTCAACCCAAGTTTCTTTAGTACCATCTGCTTTAAGTCGTGAATAGGTCCTAAGAAAAGTTATTTCACCAACGGAATTACCAGCGGCATCTTGATATCCAAAGGGGGCCTTTAAACTCTTGTATG